AGTTAAATTCTCTTAATAAGATTATATTACAAAAATTTTCATCAAGACAATCATATACTGTTATAAAAGGGCATTATATTCCAATTATTTGGAATAACATTAGTGATGATGCGTCTGTTATGGAGATTGAAAAAAGGAAATATTATATACAAAGTTATGAGTTTATACTTCTTGGATTTTTAATTGATGAAGATGAGTTTGAGGTTAAACCTGCTGTTGAGAGATTATTTCAGTTACATGAGATAACAGGAGAAAAAAGAGGGGGAGGAAGAAGAAAAAAATTAGATAATCCGTCAAGTTACCCAATTAACATATCATTAACAGGAGGTACAACAACTTACACTAAAACATTTTACAATAGGGTTGATTTATCAGTAATAAACACACAAAATATTTCAAGTTATGATATTTTCATTAATAACCAATTTTTTGGTTCTAATGCAATTAAAATATTAATTAATAGTGGAGATGAAATTAGATTAGAAATAATTAAAACAGTTATTAATCAAGATTCGTCAATAGAACTTGTGGCTAATATAGTTTAATTTTCACCATAGATATCTTTCTTTTCTTTACATTTTTCTAAAATTAAATTTTCTAAAAACTTGTAAATTTTAATACCTCTTTTATCACAATATTTTTTTAATACCTCATGTGATTCAACAGATATCTTAAGATTTTTGATTTTCTTTTTGTTTTCCATAATTTAAATAGGCAGAAAAAAGGAAGAAAATAATCTGCCATAATATAAATATCTTTTTAAAAGTAAAGTTTTTTCGTACAAAAACAAATATTTATTGATAAAATAAATCATACAAAGAAAAAATAAGAATGATGGCAACAAACAGTAAAGTTTTCGTATCCCCAGGGGTGTATACGTCAGAAAAAGATTTAAGCTTTGTAACTCAAAGTGTTGGTGTAACAACTTTAGGTATTGTAGGTGAATCGTTAATAGGACCTGCATTCGAACCTATTTTTATATCAAGTTATGATGAGTTCCAAACTTATTTTGGAGGAACTACTCCTGAAAAATTTATAAACACACAAATACCTAAATATGAGGCTGCATATATAGCTAAAGCATATTTACAACAATCTAACCAAATGTTCATGACAAGGGTTCTTGGATTGTCAGGGTATGATGCGGGACCATCATGGTCTATTCAAACAATTGCAAATGTTGACCCAACAACTGTTGGTTTTAATCAAGTTTGTACATCAACACCAAATTATATCACAAATACTTGTGATATAGATTGTAATATTGTAGAACTTTCTTTTGATGTTGATTTCTCAGGATGTTCAAATCAAAATGGTTCTATTTCATTTTTGACTGATTTTCCTGATGATATCCAAAATTTATTGGACGTTGCTTATACCGAATTTAATGGAGGTTCTTCAACAATAAGAACGGAAATTAATAATCAATTATTGGGTATTTTTAGCAATCCAACGTCACAATTAACATCAATTAGTTATTTTGGTACTGTATCTGAAGAAGATTACGTATTATTAAGTCCTATTTTCACTGGTGCAACTAATGTTTATAATGTATCTAATGTATGTTATTCATTGGCCGATTTTTCAGCCCCTCAAAATGACCCTTGGTATTACAATCAATTTAGTAACTGTTTAGTAGATGCTTATAGTGGATTTTCATTTTGGACAGTTGTTTCTAATATGACCATGTTACCTAAAACAACAACCACCACAACTTCTACAACCACAACAACCACTCAAAGTAATCCTTGTGTTACAACAAGTACCACATCACCTATTACAACTACAACTACAACAGTACCAGATTGTTTCTCGGGTACTGTTCATGGTAAAATATACTATTACACGGGTACTTCTTACACTAACTATAATAATATGGTTATTGCAACTTTAAGGTCAAGAGGTATTTCTACTTATAATGCAACACATGATGGTCCAAAATATGAAGTGAGTGAATTAAGTGCAACTACTTTAGATTTTAGTGGTACTTATTCCGCAGTATTAAAGAATCCTTTCTCAACATTTGCGGTTAATATAACTAATGATGATGGTAAATCGTTTGTATTTAAAACATCATTCAGTATTTCAGATTCAACCTATCTACCTAAAGTATTTGGTGTTGATAACTTTGGTAAACCAAGAGCGGAAGTTCCATTGTTTGTTGAAGAAAGATTTGATAGTTTATTACAATGGGCTTATAATAAAGGATATATTAGAGGTTTAAGACAAGATTTAGTAAGACTTGATAGTGCTAGAAGTCAGCAAACTGATAATATCGCTTGTTATCTTGAAAAATATCAATCTCCTGAAACACCATGGTTAGTTTCTGAATTAAGAGGTACTAAAGTTTATAGATTATTTAAAGTAATTTCAATTGCGGATGGTAATTCGGCAAACAGTCAAATTAAAATATCAATGATTAATATGTCATTTGATAATCAAACATTTGATGTAATTGTTCGTGATTTCTATGATACCGATGAGGCACCTGTTGTTTTAGAAAAATTTACAAATTGTTCAATGGATTTAAATCAAAACAACTTTGTTGCTAAAAAAATAGGTTCTTCAGATGGTGAGTTTGCTTTGAAATCTAAATTTATAATGGTTGAAATGAATGAAGATGCTCCTAAAGACGCATTACCTTGTGGTTTTGAAGGATATCCATTCAGAAAATATGATGGCGTAAGGTCACCATTCCCTGTTTTCAAAACAAGATATAATTACCCTGGTGAAGTTGTATATAATCCTCCATTTGGTTATTCAAATGGTACCGATAATCCAACAACGACTTCGGGTGATAACGTTAGAAGAACCTATTTAGGTTTATCTAACTCTGTGGATTCAGAATATGATTTGGATTTCTTCCAATACGTAGGTAAACAAAATGTTGGGACTACTTTAAACCCTATTCTACAACCATGGGATTATTTAACTAAAGGTTTTCATATGGATTCAGGAGCAACAATTATCTCAATTTCAGATAATTGGTCAAGTTCAGGTAGAACAGCTTTCGCCGTAGGTGCGGCTGATTTCAGTAGTGAACCTGATAAACAAACTAATCCTTACTATAGATTATATGCTAGAAAATTCACATTATTTGTTTCAGGTGGATTTGACGGATGGGATATATACAGAGAGTATCGTACAAATGGTGATAGATTTGTATTAGGTCAAAGTGGTTATTTAGCAGGTGCTGCACCTGACGATAGATATCCTAACGCAACTGGTTCGGGTTTATTTAGACAAATTGCGGTTGGGGATAATGTTGTTGATTTTGCAAATACTGACTATTACGCTTATTTATTAGGTCAACAAACATTCTCAAATCCTGAGTCTGTAAATATTAACGTATTTGTAACTCCAGGTATTGACTATGTAAACAATAGTAATCTTGCTGAAGCAGCAATTGAAATGATTGAATACAATAGAGCAGATTCATTATATATTGTAACTACACCTGATTTTAACATGTTTGTTCCAACAACAACAAGTCAATTTGATTTAATTTATCCAACAGATGCGGTTAATAACTTATTTGAAACTGGAATTGATTCAAACTATACTGCAACATATTATCCTTGGGTATTAACAAGAGATACTGTTAATAACACCCAAATTTATATTCCAGCAACCGCAGAAGTTACTCGTAACTTAGCGTTAACTGATAACATAGCATTCCCTTGGTTCGCATCGGCGGGTTATACAAGAGGTCTTGTAAGTGCTATCAAAGCAAGAAAGAAACTAACTCAAGAAGATAGAGATACGTTATATGTTGGTAGAATCAATCCAATTGCAACCTTCTCAGATGTTGGTACAGTAATTTGGGGTAACAAAACTCTACAAATTAGAGAAAGTGCCCTCGATAGAATCAATGTAAGAAGATTGTTATTACAAGCTCGTAAGTTAATTTCTGCGGTATCTGTAAGATTATTGTTTGAACAAAACGATGAAAAAGTAAGACAAGATTTCTTAAATGCGGTTAATCCTATTTTAGACGCTATTAGAAGAGACAGAGGTTTATACGATTTCCGTGTAACAGTTTCTTCATCACCTGAAGATTTGGATAGAAACCAATTGGTTGGTAAAATTTATATAAAACCAACAAGGGCTTTAGAATTTATCGATATTGAATTCTTGATTACTCCAACAGGTGCATCATTTGACAATATATAATATTTATAATTAAAATGGATGGGGAATAAAATCCCCATCCTTTATTCAAAATATGAGAAAAAGATTAAAAGAAGGTATGGGTAGCGAAGGTACTCCTGATTTAAAGTATTACGCTTTTGATTGGGACGATAATATTGTTACAATGCCAACACAAATCATAGTCAAAAATGATAAAGACGAAGAAATCGGGATGTCTACCGAAGATTTTGCAAAATATAGAAGTAGAATAGGTAAAGAAGATTTTATGTATAATGGTGAAAAAATTGTATCATATGCAGAAACCCCATTTAGAAATTTTAAAACTGAAGGTGATAAATTATTTATAATTGATTCAACTTTAGCAAAACCAGGTCCATCTTGGGGAGACTTTAAAGAAGCTATAAATAACGGTTCAATATTTTCGATTATCACTGCTAGAGGTCATAATCCTAATACAATTAAAGAAGCGGTATATAATTATATTATATCGGGATTCAACGGAATCGATAAAAATGAACTAATTAAGAATTTAAAAAAATATAGAGAGTTTACCGACCAAGAAGAATTAAACGACATGGAATTAATTAAAAGTTATTTGGACTTATGTAGATTTTATCCTGTTTCATTTGGTAAAGGTGCTGAGGCTAACCCCGAAGAAGAGAAAGTAAAATCTTTAAAGGAATTTGTAAGTTATATTAAAGAACTTTCTGGACAATTACATAAAAAAGCGTTCTTGAAAAACAACATTAGAAATTATTTCTTACCTACTATTGGTTTTTCTGATGACGATATTAAAAATGTAGAAGCAATTAAGAAACATTTTGAAGATGACCCAGAAAATATAGTTAAGGTATATTCAACTCATGGAGGAACTAAAACTAGATATTAATTAAGTAAGTTTCTAGTAGAAGAATAAAAATTAAAAAAATAAAGTAAATACAAAAATTTTTAAAAAGGAAGTATTTATAAATAATAAAAACAAAAAATTAAAATTTAAATATTATGGCTGATTTACTCATGAAAATGCCGATACCGTACGAACCCAAAAGGCAGAATCGATTCATCTTAAGATTTCCATCCGAGTTGGGTATAAACGAATGGTTTGTGGAGTCTGTTGGTAGACCACACGTAAAAATTAACTCTGTACCAATTCCTTTCTTAAATACTGAGACATATGTTGCAGGTAGATTTACTTGGGACCCAATTCAGGTTAAGTTTAGAGACCCTATTGGACCATCAGCGACACAAGCTTTAATGGAATGGGTTCGTCTACACGCAGAGTCTGTTACAGGTCGTATGGGATATGCCGTTGGTTATAAAAGAGATGTTTTTTTAGAAATGTTAGACCCAACAGGAGTTGTTGTTGAAAAATGGCAACTAGTTAACACATTCTTAACTGATGTAGGATTTGGAGATTTGAACTACGCTCAAGATGGTTTAGTTGGTATTTCAGCAACTCTTCGTCCTGATAGATGTATATTAATTTACTAATATCATCAAATTATATTGATAAAAAAAAATACTATTGTATATTTAACCGTAGGGAAACTATAAACTCTCTACGGTTAATTTTTTATATATATGGATGAATCAAAACAATATGGTCAAAAAGAATTTAATTTACCACATGATGTGGTAAAACTCCCATCGAGAGGAGTATTCTACAAATCTAAAAAAAGTGCACTTAAAATAGGTTATTTAACTGCTGCAGATGAAAACTTATTATTGGCGGGTGGTGATAATCTTATAATGACATTATTAAGAAATAAAATATATGAAAGTGATATTAAACCCGATGAATTGTTACAGGGTGATATACAAGCTATATTAATATTTTTAAGAAATACTGCTTTTGGTCCCGAATATCGATTTAGTGTTAATGACCCCGATACAATGAAACCATTTGAATCTACAATTAGTTTAGAAGAATTGTATATTAAAAAAACAGAAATAGAACCAAATGAAGATGGTTCCTTCTCAACTATATTACCTAAATCTGGTTTTAGTGTAAAATTAAAACCATTATCTTTTGGTGAATTATCTGAATTAGATGATTTAGCCTCGAAATATCCAGCGGGCAGAGTTGCTCCAAAACAAACATGGAAACTTAATAAAATGATTATTGAGTTAAATGGTACTACAGATAGAAATATTATAAGTCAAAATATAGAGACTTTACCTATTTCAGATTCAAAATTTATTAGAAAATTCATTGAAGATAATGAACCAAGTTTAGAATTAACCAAAACAGTAAAGGCCCCATCAGGAAAGGAGGTATATGTGAATATATCCTTCGGGGCAGAGTTCTTTCGGCCTTTCTTCTAATTACCGACAATTACAATCTTGGGAATATTATGTCTGTACAAAACATTTAAATGTTTCTTTTACGGACTTTAATATCATGCCTATATATCTCAGAAAATACATTATTAATGAATTGGTAAAGGAGAATACGCCAACAGAAAATTAATAATCAAGTATTTATAATTAAATCTCTTATTTATGATGTTATACGCTACAGGAGGTACCGACACTCAAGGAACACCAGTCCAAGAACCTTTTAATTTAATGCAAAGATTGAAAGACTCCATTGATTTGGTCGGTGTTGCTCAGAGTAATACCACACAATTTTTTGCGAATTTACTTAAAGATTTTAATTCTATGGAAACTGCGGTTACCGAAATAGCATTAAAGTTTGGGGGGAATAGAGAGTTTGCAAATGAAATCAAACAAACTATTAACGAGGCAACCGCTAGTGTTGTTGCTTTAGGGGGTAGTATGGATGATGTAATTAAAATGCAACAAGGGGTAATGAAGGGTTTAAATACCCAAACAGAGATTGATAAAGATTCTTTTAAAGATATATATGCAATTGGTAATCTAATTGGGGATGGTAATAAAGCTACCGCTGAATCAACCGCAAAATTAGTTAAAGAATTTTCGGATGCGGGAATTGGAATATATCAAATGACTAAAGACATGGGTGGATTGATAACAACCGCAAGACAAATGGGGGTAGCAACTTCCGCAGTATACGCTCAACTTAGTACTAATATAGGTAAAT